GCCATATCTTTAAATTTTCAATTCTCAATTTTCAATTTTCAATTCCACCGTCAGCACGCCACCCTCCACCTCGATGCGCTCCCACTCGATCCCGTTCCTCTTCATGCACTCCTGGATATGCCGTTTCAGTCGCTGCATCTCGCTGCCGGGCGCTCCGGCATATCGCATCAGCCCCACGCCGTCCTCGGCGCTCCACTTCCACTCCCCGGGCACGGTCTCCATCAGCAGCGCCAGCGTCTGCTCGTCGCTCTCCCCGCAGCTCAGCTCTCCGGCCGTGGCCTCCAGGTCAAAATCGTCATTCAGTATGATGTCTTTCATTAGCTTTCTGTTATTCGTCTGCCGAGCTCTACCGTCTGCCGGTAGCCTCCCGTGCCAAAATTCACATTCACTCCCTTCACCTGGTACCGCCCGCGTTCCACACTCTCGGTCTTCACCTCCACCACGTCGGTCTTCTCCACCTGCGGCTCCCCGAAGGTGGTGAAGCTACCGCTCAGGCCGTCCCACTTCAGGCGCTCTATCTCGTCTTTCACAGCCGCCTTCAGCTCCGCCATACTCAGCCCGTAGCGGTATATCTCCCGCTGCTCTCCTTCTCCCTCCTCGTAGCTGATACGGCTGCCGTCAGCCTGGATTGACACGCCCTTCACCTTCACCTGTATGTCTGCCGCCCTTCTGTAGGTCAGCTGGTTCTCTATCATATTCAGCCCGTCCTCAAACTTCCCGGCCATTTTTCTCATTCCCGGGCGCACAGTCCACACCTTCAGCAGGGCTTTGTCGCCCTCCACCACAAAGGCGCTCGTCACGCCATAGTTCTCTTTCAGGTCTCTCAGCACACCGGCCACAGTGGTGGCCGTCACTCTGTACTGGCCTATATTCACCTCCCCGCTCAGCTCCCACTCCACGACGCCGTGTATCTGCTCTCCCAGCAGCTTCCGCACATCACAGCTTCTATAGCTGCTTTTCGTGCTCGGCGTGTGCTGCAGCTTCATCATCCCGTCAATGCAGGTCAGCGTCGTCGGCGTCTTCGCACTCACCTCCTGCACCTGGCCGATAAACCTCAGCTTCAGCTTCCCGTCGTACCCCAGCCACACCTTCACCTCGTCGCCGCGCCTCACCGGTATCCGCGGCTCTCCTTCCCACTTGGTGTTGCGCGCCAGGCTCACCACACAGGTATCCTGCAGGCTCGACGTGTCGCCGGTGATCTTCACCCCGGCCACACGCTCCACCGTCCACCTCCGGCTCAGTTTGGCGCCTTCCTCGGTGGTCCAGTTCCGCCATATCTCTATTTTGCAGCTCAGCCTTCGCATCTCTCAATTTTCAATTTTCAATTTTCAATTTTCAATTTTCAATTCTCAATTTTCAATTTTCAATTTTCAATTCTCCTCCTCTACCAGATACTCCTCGTCGCTCAGCATCCCTATCGTCACCTCTTCCCAGTCCCGCTCCGTGCGGTTGGTCGCACTCACGCTCGTCACCACCACGCGCTCCACTTTCCAGACATCGTTCAGCAGCTCGTTCGTCACCTCCAGCACCTCCGGACGTTTCAGCTCGTCCAATATCCCCGTCACTTTGTCCTTCGGATATCCGCCTTGGCCCATCACTTTGGCGACAACGGTTATCACCACATCTCCGTCGCTCACCCATTCCTTCACCGTGCCCGGGCGCCCGTTGATCGCGGTGGTCACCACCCGCTTGCTCATCGTGCAGTCTATCGTCACGTGCTCCAGATAGTGGTTGCCGAGTATCATATCGTCCATCATCTCGTCCCCATCCGGGTTCACGCCTCTCGCCAGACTGGCATTGCCGTCCAGTACGCTCTTCGCTCCCGGCTGCTCCTTTCGGCCGCCGAGTATGCTGTAGCGCAGCTTCCGGCCGGTCATTACAGTCTCCTCCGCCAGCTGGCTGGTTGCCGCCAGCCCATAGGTATCTATCTGTCCGTTCATTGTTTCACTTTTTCGTTTTCAATGTCGCTCTTCTGCGTCTCTGTCAGCTGCCGGGTGGCCCACGTCGCCGCCGCCGTCTTCAGCGCCGCGCCGCCGTCCTGCGACACCGGCACCCAGCCTTTAAACACCTGCTTCAGGTTGTTCAGGTCTTTCTCCACGGCGTTCAGCTTCTTCACCAGCTCCTCCACCTTCACCAGGCCGCCCATCTGGCCGCCCATCAGCCTGATCTCCTCCACCTCGGCCACCATCACCACCACGGCTGTCGTCTTGCTCACCCACACCACAGCCACCACGCTGCCGTCCTTCGGCACCACCATCACTCCGCTTTCTGCGTTGCCTATCAATGCACCTTCAGCAGGAGCTTTGCCCTCTATCTCCACGTCACACACGCCGTGGGCGGCGTCCACGTTGCGCGCCACGCCTGTGTCGCACATCGCCTGTCCGTCACCCTTGGCTATCATTCTGATTGCTTCGTATATCGACTTGCCTCCTGCCATCTTTGTTTTTCAATTTTCAATTCTCAATTTTCAATTCTCAGAGGTCACTCGGCACTGCCTCCAGCAGCGCCTGGGTCACCAGCCGCTTCACCTCCGCGGCACCCTCCTGCAGGGTCGTCGTGTGTATCTCTATCGTCCCCACCAGGGTGCCTATGTTCGTCGTCACCGTCTTCCCGCTGCCGCCACCGGAACCACTGCCGCCGCCATACGTCGTACCAGCCACTGTGGCACCGCCGGGAGTCGCCCCGCCTTGCACGGCAGGCCCATTCTGCCCATCCTGCCCATTAGACCCACCACCAGACCCATTTGTCTCGGTGGCGCCCGGCTGCTTCTCATCGCCGATGTCGTACATCTTCTTGATCAGCTCCTTCTCCGCCAGCGCCTCTTCCATGGCTTTTTTTTGCTTCTCGCTGTATTCGTTGCTGTGGGTGTTCCGCGCATATTTCGCCAGCATCTTGTACTCCTGCGCCAGGGCGTCGTCCATCCCGGGCAATTCAATCGTCTTGTTTATCGGTCCGCCCTCCGACGTCCCGGACAGGTCGTCCTCGAAAACATCCGCCACCCATCTGCCTTTGGCATCTTTCGACAGGCCCATCAGCAGCCCCGACGTTTGCCCGTTGCTCGCTATCCTCGCTATCTCTTCCCTTCTGGCTTTTGCCGTCTGGGCATTCTCCTCGGCTTGCAGGTTCTTTGCCGCTTCGTCGTATTTCTCCTGCCATTTTTCCAGCTCATCCGCCGCCATCGACAGCTTTATCCGCCGGTTGTATTCTGCATTCACATCCACCAGCTTCGCCCTCACTCCCTCCAGCCCCTCTTTCTCCAGGTTTATGTTCTTCAGGAAGTCCGGAAACTTGTTGTTCAGCTCGTTGATTATCTGCCCTCGCTGGTCCTCCTTCTCCCACGATCGCTCCAGCGCTCCCACCAGCAGGTTCAGCTCCACCTTCTCCTGCGCTATCTTCTCCGCCAGCGGCACCCTCACCGCCTTCTCCATCGTGTTCACCATCCCCGTTAGCACTCCCGTCACGCTCTTCACCGTCGGCATCATCCGCTCCCCCAGCGCAGCCCTCAGCGAGAACACTGAGTCCCCGAGGTTGCTGAACATGCCGTTCGCCTTCTCCGCCTGCTTCGCCATCATCCCGAAGAAGCCCTTGCTCTGCATAATCTTCGGCAACGCCGCCATCATCTCCTCTGTGCTCGCCAACAGCTCCCCGTTCTTGCTCGCTCCTTTCCCCGTGGCCGCTATCCAATCGTTCCGGCTGATTAGCAGGTCCTGGAACATCCTGCTGGCTTCCCCTTTCTGACCTGTGGCCAGTTTGGCATAGGCGTTCATCACCTGCTCCATCGGTTTGTTCGAGGCAGCGGCCAGGTCGCCCAGCATCTCCAGGTTCTCGCGCGAGTAGCGACCAATGGCCTGCAGTTGGTTGCCACCCTCCACCACATCCTCGAGACCGAAGGGGGTGATCTTCGCAATGTCTTTGTATTCCTCCATCCGGTCTCGCGCCGCCTGGGTGCTCCCCAGCATCGTCTCCAGCGTCGCCTGGTAGCTCTCTATGTCCGCAGCAGCAGCCACCGCCGCCTTCCCTTGCTTCACAAAGAATTTCGTCACCTCAGCCGCAGCTATGGCCTTCAGCGCCCCCTTCGCACTCTTCGCCATTCCCTCGAAGCCTCGCCCGCTCTCGCGCGCCTCCTCGCCAAGCTGCCGCGTCTTGCGTCTCGCTTTGTCGAGCTCCTCGCTCAACCCCTCCACGGCGTCACCGTCAAAGGCATCCTCGATCGCGTCGCCGGCATCCTCGGCCGCCGACTCCAGGCCCTCGACTTCGCGTCGGGCTTTCCGGCTCCCGTCGGCAACCTTCCGGAAGCCAGCGCTCGCACGGTCAGTCACCGATAGCCTGTATAACACGTCAACAGTCTTCGACATTCCTCTTTGAACTTTAAACTTTAATAATGACCGGTTAATCGGTTTTTAATTGTCAATTTTTGTTTTGAAATAGATACTGTCTGAATATGCCTGACGATACTCTTCCCAACTCATCCCTCTCAACACCTCCGGCGTGTACCCGCACGTCACCCTCACCACGGCCCTCATCCGGTGCCACATCCCAAGCAGCAGCTCCACGCGCCGCTTCACGCTCCCGGCGCCCTTCAGCGCCACGAGGTCGTCAGGCGTCATAGTTCCGACATCTCACCCTCCACCTTCACCAGCAACAGCCCCAGCCAGTCTCTCAGACCCAGGCTCAGATCGTTTCTCTTCTTCACCTCTTCGTCACCTCCCAGCCAGCAGTTCTCTATCACCACAGTGTCCCCCGACAGCTTGCTGCGCCTCGACGCATTCTCGTAGGCATCCAGCACCTCCGGCGTTATGGGCTTGAAATACCCCTCCCACTTCTTCTCCCCCTCCGTGGCTGTGTATTTGAACACCTTGCCGTGTATCGCTTTCCAGCGCTCTATTTGCTCTTGCGTTACCATAGCAACTCTTTTTTTTCGTATTGTCAATTAGGCAGGGCAGGGCGCGGTTTGCCCGCGCCCGACCCGCCGGTCTGTCTATCGGGTGGACCCCCACTTGATCCTGCCGATCATCAGCGGCAACTCGACCTTCTGGCTTGTGTCTCCCTCGGTCCAGTTGCGCTGGTTCGTCCTGAACACACAGCTCTCCAGCACGTCGGTCGTGATTTTCTGCGTCGTCGGGTGCAGGTAGCTCACCACGATGTTGAAGGGCGCTATGTCCTGCAGGCGGCCGCCGGGAGCTCCTCCCTGCAGCGCCACCACGTCCTCCATCAGCAGCGTAATGCTGCCGCTGGCCTCTATGCGGCCTTTGCCGTAGCCCACAGGGTAGCGCCCGCCGGCATACACGGCTGTCACCTCCTGGTCGTCCTGGTAGTTGATGGCGGCGCAGTTTTCGGTGGTCACACCGCCAATCGACGCCTTCACCATTCCCCAGTCATACGTCCTGCCGTTAATCATCGGCACTCCGTTTGTCACTATATCACTCATCTTCTTTAATCTTTAATCCTTAAACATTAAACCTTTATCCTTGCCCGGTGGCCGTGCTCGGCCGCCGGCTCTGTTTCCCCCGGTGGCCGTGCTCGGCCGCCGGCTCTGTCCTCACACGCTCGCGGCAAAGCCTATCTTCACCCTGATCGTGCGCATCACTCCCGTCGGCACCTGCTTCAGCACCACCTCCACCTCGCCGCTGCTCAACACCTCCTGCTCCGGGTCTATCAGCGCCACATAGCCGCTCAGCTCCCCGGCTTTCTCCATCTCGCGCAGCGGCTCGTTCGCCGTGTCCTCCAGCGTGGCCACCGTGTCGCCTCTCAGCGTGCCGTCGTCAGGGTTTATGTACACCTTCCCGCCCAGCTTCGGCAGCAGCGCCGCATATACGCCGCGCACAGCCTTGTCCATCGTGCGCACGCGCTCGATATAGCGGTAGTCGCTCTTCTCTTCGTCCAGCGTGTGGCTGTCGTTCAGGTAGCTCCCCGCATAGGCCGGATAGGTCAGCAGGAACAGCAGACCCTTCTCGTCGAGGGTGTCTTTCTCGGTCTTCGTCAGGGAGCTCATCAGCGTGCCGTCAACCAGCGCGGGGTTGTCAATGCCGCTCGGGAACTTCTCCACCCACGCCACGCTCTCGTTCACGGCCGCCAGGCTCATCATGCCCGTCACCAGACCCACGCAGCCCACGGATTCGCTGCCGCTGTTGCCGGTGGTGAACAGCGTGCTGTCGCCATCCTGGGCTATGCACACGCTCACATTCTTTCTCCCTGCCTGGCGCAGCGCAAGCGTCAACGCCGAGTCTTTCTTGGTCTTGCCCACCAGCACCAGGCTCATCGGCGTCTGCTCGCTCTCCAGCTGGCTGGCCTTGCTCTGCAGCGCCTCCACGTCGGTGGCAGCTATTGCGGTCGAGCCGTCCCACACGCCTGCCTGGCGCAGCTCGCCCCTGGCAAAGGCCTGCAGCAGCTCCAGCTCGTCGTAGGTCTTTGCCACACTGCCCGTCGGACGCTCGTACACGCCCACATACAGCGTGCCCTTCGGGTTCATCCTGAAGAACTCCGCCACGTGGTAGGCTATCACCTTCACGTGCCAGTTCTGGGCCGACTGGGTCAACCCCGCCGACTCGGCATCCTCGGCATAGCCGAACTTCACGATGTGCTGCGTGGCGCTGAACGGACTGTCGTCCATACCAATCAGGGCCGTGTAGGCGGCCGTCGGCACATAGAACAGCAGACCGCTCACAGGATCCTTGCTGGCTCCTATCGCCGGTATCCCGCCATTCTCTCTGATTATCTCTAATCTGTTCATCTTCCTATATTGCTTTAAACTTTAAACCTTAAACTTTAAACCTTTCCTGTATATCTTGATTCCTGTTGTAAGTAAGAGGCAGGCGACGAACCCGGAAGCAAAATCTCTAACCCAACACTTCCACCTTGGCTCCCCTGCCTGCCCCGTTGTCCTGGCGACGGGCTCTTTGCTCTCTGTCGCCTGTTCTTTCTCGTGCGTCTCCGTCTGGGAGCTCTCGGTTCGCTGCTCACTGACGCTCGCTTTCGCCCTCCGCTGGGTCGTCTTCCGGCCACTCTTTATGGTCGTGGTCGTGTCTCCCGTCGGACTCACCGTCCGCGTCGTGTCGTTCCATTCTGTCTCCTCTTCGGTTTCGCCGCTCGCCTCCGTCAGGGTCTCCCCGGATACGCGACCCTCCGTTGCCGCGGACTGCTCGCGCGTTGTTTCCTTGGTGCTTCTGCAGCCGGTGCAAAACAGGGCACTCGTCAGCGTGAGGGCAAGTATTAGCTTTCTGTACTGCATCTTTCAGTTCTTTTACCTCTTCCTTCAGGTCGGACACCTCCTGCTTGAGGGCGGCCAGCTCCTCTTTCAGCGGCTCGACAATGTTTTCTGTGAATGCGGACACATACTGCTGCCCAAGGTTCATATCCTTGCTTTGGTTGTCACGCTCCACCCCCGCCGCCTCGGCCATAGCCTTGCGCCGTGTGGCACGCAGCGTCACCAGCGTCACTATCAGGCCGCCGGTCAGCAGCGCCTCAATCACTATCCTCAACCATTCTGGCATCCTTCTCCGGTTTTATGTTGTTACTTTCCGGTTCCGCTGTACTCTTCCATCTCGCAGCGCTGCTGCTTGGCCCACGACTCGGCGTCGTCGCGGCTCTTAAACCAATAGCTGCCGGCTTTGTAGATTTTGTCCACACCCAGCTTGGCCATCAGCTGCTTGGCAACCACGGCGTCGCCGCTCTTGCCTGCTGGCTTGCTGCTATTCTTGGGCTGCTCCTTGGACCGCTCCTTGGGTTGCTCCTTGGACTGCTCCTTGGGCTGCTCTGTCGGCTGCTCCTTGGGCTGCTCCTCGGGCTGCTCGGTCGGCTGCTCCTCGGTCGGCTGCTCATTGGACTGCTCGGTCGGCTGCTCATTGGGCTGCTCGACGGTCTGCGTCTTAGGCTCTTTGTTCTGTTCTTTCTTGCTCATAATTTTGTTATTCATTATTGGTTCTTACTGTGAGTGTCACCAGCTCGGCCTCCCGGCCTCTCGGTTTGCTCTGCACCACGTGGCAGCGCCACTCACTCTCCAGGCGCACCCAGTTCCCGCCATACTCGACAGGCAGGGTCGCGCGTCTGTCCATACCGCTGAGGACAGAGCTGCTGTAGCCCTCCAGGGCCTCATAGACCGCTTCCTCGCGGTCCAGCTCCAGCAGCTCCTCCTCTTCGGCTTCGGCTCCGTCATAGGTGTCTTGCACGTGCTCCAACACCAGCGCGACGGACACCGTTGCGTCGCCTTCCTGGATACCGGTACGGCTCTCCCAGTCTATGCGACCAACTCGTATATAGGCAGCCGGAAGGGGCACCGGGTAGTTTTTCTCCCCGTGACCAACCTGGCCTTTGTCCAGGTCTATCAGCCTGAGCCAGGGCAGCTCCTTGGCCAACCGCCCCTTCAGGCTCTCATATATGCCCCTTCTGACTCCCATAATTATCTCTTTCTTTTGAGGGTGTTTAGCTTACCTTCGCCTTGTAAAGCAGGCCGCAGTAGCGGTCGTTGCTCATCTGGTGACCGGCTTTGAAGCGGTGCTGGAAACCGAACTCATAGGCTCGGCCGTCGGTGTTCACCGATTTGTCCTTGTAGAACATCTCGAACTGGCCGCCGGCGCGGTACACCTCCTGGCCGCAGAAGAACAGGGCGGCGGGGCACACGGTGCCGGTAATGGCAGCACCCTGGGCAGCCTTCTTGCTGGTGTTCGTGTCATAGCCCAGGCCCAGCTTGTCACCAAGGCTCTTGTGGATGTTGATACCGTAGTAGTTCACAATCTTCGGGTCGATCACGCCGGTGTTCTGCTGATACTTCAGCTGGCCCTTCAGGATTTCGTTGTTGTTCACAAGGTCCCACCACCAGTCACTCGGAAGTACCAGGTTTCGGTTGCCTTCGGGCATCTGCATACGGTCGGCCGTGCGGGCGAGGGTGAGCACGTCGGCAAGGGTGAGCATCTTGAAGCCGTCGGCAGCGTCTCCGGTGGTGGCCATCACAATACTCTTCGTACCGGCCTGCG